TTCATTGCTTGTCTTTGCAATGAATCCATATTCTTTTTATTATCAATCTTCTGACGAACTTTCTTGATCTTCATTGGATCAATATAACGAAGTTCTGTAATACCTTTTTTTGGATTGTCTAAGTCAATGACTTTATGATAAAATAATCTTCCATCAATATACCATGATCTAACAATCTCGTGTGCACGATTGTCAAAGTTTAATAAGCGTTTAACATATTCAAACTCTTCTCTTATTTTTTTCTTGATACTCATTCCAGCATCTAGATTATCTAGATTAATTTCTATGGGAGTGTCGTGAGAATCACTCACAACAAACTCATTTACAACCTCGTCAACTGCACTGTCAACCTCAGGGTGTAGTGCCATGTCACGATAACGACGAATCATCTCAAACTCATTACGAGCTTGATTATCCGTGTCCACATATGTTCCATAATAACCACCAGCTGCTACGGCAATTGCCTCATCAGCATTAGGAGGGACAGGGGACTGACCCTTCTGACCCTCCTTACGATTAATCTGGAAGCCAAATAATTGACTCATTTACCTAGTGATAATAGTTCTCTTACTTATATTTAGCAGAGTTAATTATACGACATCACGAGTGCTTGCGACTGTACTTAGTTTAGTTCCAGTTGCTTTACCAACATCACCAACACCAGCAGTGAAGAATGAGTATTGCCATTCAACTGTAAATTCAGAGACCTGATCGTTACTATCATAAGCAAGATCAATTGCTGAAACGTTAGTTGGGAAGCAGTGATGTAACTGATAAGTTCTGATTACAGAACCACCAACCTCAGCATCTTTCTCTAGTTGAGAAACAAAAAGATCTGCCATGTAACCAGTAGAACCACTGTTAGGTAAGAATCTTTCAGCTGTATTAGCCTCGTGACTATTGATACTATTTGCCCAATCTTCAAACAGAGCACGGATTTCCATGTTACTGTCTGCGAAGAATGTTGCAGTCCAAGTATCAAAGGTACGATCACCTGCGATCTTAACTGTTCTTCCTCTAAAAGGAACTTCGATTACACCTAAGTTTGAACCTGGTAGTGCAGCAGACTTACAAAGAATATTTGTAAGTTGCTTATCTGAATTTGTAAAATCACTTCCACCAGGAAAATTAATATCAACCGAGAACATATTGGGCTTAATGCCCTGATTGATAGTTTGGAGAAACGTTGATACGTTATTTGTTGCCATTGTTTTTTACCTCTTGTTTTTAGCGACCTACAACTTCTTGGAAAGAAACTCCAGATTTAGTTGCTGTTACTGTAACAGTAACATAGTTAATAGAGCGTGTTGGTTTTACAAAAATTTCAGCAACAAACTCATTTCTATCAATAACTTCACCTGTGTTATTTGAATCATCACAAACAACTAAGTAGTCTGTGACTCCTCTACGTGCTTGAATTTCACTTAGATATCCACTAAGTGCAGCGTTGAAACCAGAACGAGTTATAGAATCATTCTGTTCAAACAATACACCTTCAGCAAGTCCTTTTATTCTCTTCTCAATATTGAGGAAGAGACGACGAACATTGATTCTGTCAAATGCGGATGGAGATGCAAGAGCAGTCTTGTCACCGAATAGTACAGGACCTGATCCAGCAAATGCAACAACAGGGTTAATTGCTGCTGTATAGAGATCATCTCTTGCTGCCTTGTTAGGATTAAATGCTAGTTTAACTACATTTTGTAATCCACCTCTAGAAGTTCCTGCTGGAGAAATCCAGTCATCACTAATAGATGATGTAGAAACGCAAAGACCAGCGATGTCTCCGTTACAACCGATGTAACGATACTTATCGCTAAAACGATCATAGACATATTTGATTCCGCTATCCTTAACAACGTAAGAACTAGAACCAATACTAGAGAAGAAGTCAATAGTATTTGATAACTGTAATGCGGGAGTTAGTGCAGTACCACCAGATGTTGCAACTTGGTTGCCATTAAATGGTGATATAAATGCGATGCAATCTTTTCTAGTATTTGCAACAGCAGCTGCTGCTCCTGCCTTAGAAAGAGTATCTGACTCACTAGCCATTGATCCACCCATCAAAACAAAATCAATTGTTGTTTCTTCTGTGTCTTGGAACAATGTATATGCTGTTTGAATTTCTCCAGCAGTGTAAACATAATCATCAGTACCACCTGATAATGCTCCACCAGTAGTTACATATGCTAAAATTTCTGGAGCAGATGCTGTAGCACCATATGATGCAGCAGTACCACCAGGAACTTCTCCAGTTGAAGTATAGTCACCAGCACCTAGTTCAGCAGCGTAAATGTATCCAGAAAATTCATTTACATAACTCTGCCAGTATGTGCTAGATCCTTCAGGAGATTTACCATCACTCAATTTAGAAAGATAAAGCATTCTTTCTACAACTGTGTTTGTGCTCTCGTCAATAACTGCAACATGAACTTCGTCGGCAGATAGATTACTCTCAGAAGCGTATGCAGAAGTGCCAGGACGAGGACCGATATTTTTGTATGTTAATCCAGTAGAGGCAATTGGAATTGCGTTCCAGTCAGAAGCAGTAAAATCTGCTACAGCAGTAATTCCGTTTCCAGCTTGTGCTGTACCACCACCTTCTTTAATTCCAATAGTGTTAGCATCAATGATAACAGTGATCACATGATCTGATGTTGCACCGTCATTGATTGTAGTACCAATAGCAGTAGCATCGAAACCGTGACCTGTTTTAGTAAGTTTTTTGTCAGCAACTTTATCTACAACAACAACGCGAAGGTTGTTACCTAACGTTCCAGCGTCTCTAGCAGCAAACTCTTCAGAACTACCAGCACCAGCTTCATAATCTTCTTTAGATCCTATTAAAACTCCAGAACCATCTTGAGTTGCGTTTGTTACAGAAGTTACTGCACGAACAACTGATAGTTGTCCACCATAACGGAGAAACTCAGATGCTACTAACCAGTCTGATGCGTTTTCCTCAGCTGGTGCTCCAAAAGTAGAAATTAATTCTCTTTCAGATCCAATATTTACAATTTTGCCTACAGGTCCCTTGGTGAACGTAGAAGCAATTGCACCTCTCAATGCAGATACTCCTGTGATAACACCAGTGGACAAATCACGTTCTCTAATAACAACACCAGGCGAGACTTGACTTGCCATGTTTTTTTACCTCTTGGATATCAATTTTATCTAAAAGTATTTAGAATTTCTGATGTCTTAAGAGGTGAAACAATGCACGAACAGTCTACCAGTCTGGATACTTCCAATCAGACATTGGTGCTCTTTTCTTTCTACTATTTACAATTCTGCTAATTGTACAGTCCTTACATTCATATGAATATGCTGACGGTAATCCTCTTTTAGATTTCCTAGTCATATAGAAATCTTCAATTAAATTCTTATTTTTATTGCAAGATCTACATTTCCTTTCTTTGAAAAGAAGATGTTCCAGACTGAACTGATCCCCAATATCCATTATAAATCGGGCAACATGTATCCGACTTCTTCTTGTTTATCTCCATACCAGAATGTTCCTTCTGCGTCCACGAAGGTATCATCACCCAGACCATCGTCAATAAACCCAAAGGGAGCCATATCTTGCTCGATTTGATTACGTTGTTCATCATAGATTCTCCTCCTAATATCTTGGTCAGTCATTTCTTTAAAGTATTCCTGCATGACTAACCATGCAAATAATACCATACACATAACGAGGTCGTCATGATATCCCTCGTCTGCTTCCCAAGCCTGTTTTTTCTGTACAAAAGTGGTAAGTTCTTGGAAGATCTGAAAGTCATTAAACAATAACTTATCTTCCTCAATAATAGCTTTTAGATTAGCACAACCTATCTTCTTCACAGTAATACTCATCTTAACACCCAGTTGTGTTTTGTTTCCTGAAAATCCTTGACCAACTACTTGACCTGCTCTACCACGCATTGCACACATGAGAACGTTAGGATACTCAAGATCATAGTTCAATGTTGCTGCTATGCTATCTCCTATATCATTTACCTCT